TTATCCGCCTATTAATTTAAAAACATGAATGACCGGAATAGTTGCACTCTTCACGCCATTTTTACCTGAATACGTCCATTCAACCCGGTTACCATTTACCTTTAAGTTCTCAATTGTGGGATATCTTGAAGTTGTTTCTGACCGGTGTGTCACGATAGGAACGGCTATAATCTTCCCGCCGTCTTTCAGATATTTTTCATTTATAATGATTGAGTTTCTTTTAAAATCAACTTGTTCAGAATGAATAACGGTCAGTAATGAATCAATAATGTTGTCGATTTCACCAGTTTCATGATAAACATTAAATACGACTTTTTTTGTCATTCATCATCCTCACTCCAATCATAGTCTGATTCGTCGTCATCTTCTTTCAGACCAATTTCAATCCGGATATTGCCATTTGAATCACGCAGGCACAGACCGGAGCCGTTGAAACTTAAACTACTCCCACCTTCATTAGCATTCATTTCAAATGAATTTTTCTTTGCATCCAAAATGAATCCTTTTTTACCGGGGATATAGTTGTCTGACTCCATTTTATTGCTGACTACCACACTATTCAGCCATGCCTTATTAATAAACGACTCCCGCATAAAGACCTGACCATTTTTGATATACATAAACAGATCCATGGACTTTGTTGCAGGGTTATAAAATGCGAAATTATCAGCACTAAAACCAATGGATGTTTTTACTTTCCCGCGACTGACTTCTGCCCCGATAACCATACCAGCCTTATGTTCGATACCATGTACACGGATACCGGCATTGACAGAATGCAGCGCATAGCCGTTGCTGTTCTGCTCAAACATCGCTGTGGTTTTGGTGTTAATTACCGCTTCCTGCGATTTTAATGCTGCCTGAACCTGCTGTTCAGATTGTGAAAATGTACGGTTCAGTGTGGTGATGCTGTTCGTATTACTTAATACCGATGATTTCATTTCTCCGACTGAAGATTTCACTTCTGATATTGTTTGTGACCAGCTACGTTCCTTATTAGTATATGCCCGTTCAATACGGTTAATTTCTGATATATTTTTACTTGTGGCGGAGGTCATTTCCCGTTTGTGAGTTTTAATTAGATTATTTTGTGTCAGGATATCATTGGTAATTCTGTCGATATCCTGACTGTTTTGTCTTAATTTATTATTAACCTCCGATTTCAGATTACTGACAGCAACATCATTACTCTGTAGCCGTTCTTTTAACCCTCTTATCTCAGATTTATTACTATTATCAGAAGACTTTATTTCTGTAATTTTATTGCCTTGCGCTCTCAGGTCACCCACTACTCTTCCCAGATCCTGCTGGTTTTTAGTTAGCTTATTACTGAAGTCAGATTTAATCTGACTTGCAGCATCATCACTTCTCTGCAATTTATCCTTCAGCCCTTTTATATCTGATTTATTTCGGTTATCCGTTAGTTTTAACCCTGCATTCAGGTTTTTAATATTCTGATCATGTAATTTCTTTGCGCTGCTAAGATAGCCAATATCATTATTAAGTTGTTTAATAACATCCGACTGCTGAAAATCCCTGCTTGCCTGCTGAAGAATGTCTCCGGCATGACTTTCCGGTATACCGCTTCCCTCAGTAAAATCAGATTTTCCGACAATATTAATACTGCGAACATAAATAAAATACCGTTGTCCGGCTTTCAGGTTACTCCCCTGAATAACCCACATTGAGCCATTACCGAGATAAGATGCAGCGGATTCTATTTTCCGGTGATCGTTTATCTGTGCTTCTGAAAACCAAAATTCATACTGATTGCGCAGGCTATTCCGCCCTGCTGTACGGGGAACCACACTTAAACTGAAATACCCCGGAGCCACATCAATCTGCGATGGTGCTTCCGGCGGATTAACTGAAAACTCAGTGCTGGCCGGCTCTCCTTTCTGCCCTCTGTCATTCTGCGGAGTGACCACCAGCGTATAATAACCTTCCGGCATGCCACTGAACCGGTAAAATGAATCTTTCGTCATGGCGGTCCCGGCAATCCGCTCACCCATTAACAGCTTCAGATGATATGCCATCCCCCGCAACGCATAAGGGGAATTCCACGCCGCTTCTGCCTGCCATGCCTCATTATCACTGGTTATTTCAACGGTCAGGTTTTCGACGGGCGGGATAAAACCACTGGCTGGTGTGTCTGGTTTTGGCTCAAATACAGCACCTTTATCGACAATCGCCTCTTTTTCAGGTGCATGCTGAACAGCCGTGACGGTGAATGAACCATCACCATTATCTACCAGCGAAACGGCACGGAACAACCGGCGGCGCAATGACGGCAGTGTCAGCGCCCAGACAGAGTGCTGCGCTATTCCTTCAGGGATCGCTTCGGGAATAATTTGATTACCGGCAGGATAACCGATCACTTTGATAGTTTTTGGCATCCCGCTGCCGTCAATCAGGGAAACATACGCATCGCCGTTTACCGGCTTTTCAATATCACGATCCAGCAGCAGTGTTTTATTTTCGCGATCGACAGACAAAATACGCCCGCCAATCTGTGCCGCTACCCAGTCATTATCTGCCACTTCAAAAATATCACCCGGTGTATGGCGCAGCCTTCCGCCCCGATTTTAAATTCAACAGTCCGGGTCTCCAGTTTTTCCGTTGTCAGTATCCACAGCCCGTGGCGGTGTGCCTGCCCGCGACTGGTGCATCCGAATGCAGATACCCGCAGGACATTGCGCCCGTTTTTTGCCACCGAAATATCATCAGAGACCTGCTCTATACTGGTTTTCCAACCATTATCCGGATCAACAAACCGGACTTCGATAATATTATGGCGAGCCTTTACCGGACTGAAACTGTACTCAAATACCCCTTCAGCCACATTGGCATTGGTATACGGCCACACTGAATCAGATGCTCTGTCCTGGACAAAAGTCAGCATCTGCCCGTTCCACACCGGCATGATCCGCATAGATGAGCACAATTCACTGATCACATCATAGGCTTTGCGCAAATCCGTAATATAAGCATTACAGCGGACACGCGGCTCCCGCCCGCCGAATCCGTCATCCACCTCCCGGTCGCAATACTGACCAATCATATACAGTGCGAATTTATCCACCTCTGCAATTTTCAGCCGCTGTCCCAGTCCGTAACGCGGGTGTGTCAGTAAATCCCACAGCACCCATGCCGGATTATCAGTCCAGGAAGGTTTGAATGTTCCGTCCCAGATACCGGTATATTGCCGGGTGTCCGGATGATAATTTGACGGCACCGGAATAATCCGGCCTTTAATCAGATAATTACGGCGGGGAAATTTATTACCAAACTGCTCACTTTCAAACGTCAGCCCGGCAACCGCAGAGCCCGGGTATATCTGATTAATATCAATCAGCTCTGAATAACCTGACCAGACGGTATTATTGCGGAGCCGGTCACTGTGGCTGTCCGATGTCAGCCGGGTCATCCGTATGCTGAACGGTGCCGGCGGTAAATTATCTAAGATAACCGCCATCAGATACGGCGAGTTGCTGCGCTTACCCGCGATAGAGATATTTTTTTCAGTGATCCAACTGCCATTGCGCTGTATCTGAATAATCAGCCGCACCGTTGTTGCGACACTGTCTCCGTTAGCTTTTGATTCAACCAGTGACTGTGTCCCGAACGTCAGCCGCAGCCGGTCAATATCCGGTGCCGTAATAGTCCGTGTCACCGGCTGATTGCATTTCATTTCAATACCGACAGGCACCTCATTGGCTGATGACGTAAACCCCTGTAGTGCGGGCTGTTCGAGTGTTCCCGAGCGCCACTGTATCGTCATGCCATTCACTGTGCTGTTACCGGAGCCGTCGATCACCGGTGTATCATCGAGATAAACGCAGGTGAGATCGTCGATGACATTGTTTATCTCTTCCGGACCCTCAATCGGTCCTTCGCTGATCAGGTCAATTAGTGATATTTTCTGCCGCGAGCTTAAATCATTTGGTGCCTCATAAGGCGTACGCTGACCTCCACCACCTTTTCCCATTTTTATCTCACTCAGCCGCCATGTTTACCGGCAGCAATATATTTATGTTCACTGTCATCCATGACCTCGAGTGATTGTGATATCACCCGTGACCCGCACATGATCCGCCCGTAGGCAACAGGGACAGCCATTCCCTGTGCAACGGCATTATCTAAATTACTGAAATACGTATTTCCTTTCTCTTCCTCACCACGCGAGGCGTCCGGTTGTTTCACAACAGGTGTCAGCATCTGCGCAACACCGCCCATCATCATTGCCGCACCGGCAGATATCAGCGCGCCACCGATAGCCCAGTTGCCGGGATTCCACCATCCCAATCCCAATACCGCAGCACCTGCAATAAACTGGAACACCCCGCCACCCTTGGCCCCTTCAATGCGCGGAACAATGTGAATGACCGCATTGCCGCGCAGTTTTTCATGAAACCGCTGGTGAATTTCATCAGGAGCAACATCACTGCCGGCGATCCGGATTTGATACCAGCCATCACGAATACACTGCCGGAGTTGCGGTAACTGAAGAAACAGCGCATGAAGACCTTCCGCTGCGGTGCTGACACTTAAATCGAAACGGCGTCCAAATCGTTGCAGATCCCCGTAAAGCCGGAAGGTTGCCAGTGGCGGTAACGCCAGATTGAGTGAGTCATGTATTGCCATCGTGGGTTATAAGCCTCGCGTTTACTGAGTTGATTCGGGATATGGTGGAGAATGGTCTGGTCGCCGGTATACAGCGCCGCATGATTTGCCCGGGAACTGGCATAACAGAAAAGGATCACATCACCGGGGCGGATATCTTTTTTCACCCGGGAGAAGCCATTTTGTTCCATGTTATCCAGGTAGAGTTCCCCGCCGCGCCGCCACCAGTCATCCGCCCGTTCAAAGTCAGGCAGATTGATGCCAGCCAAATGATAAGCATCGCGGAACAGGCTGTAACAATCCGTTGCGCCGTGATGAAATATCCGCCCCAACAGATGCGGCACCGGCTCAAACCGGCGGACAGTGTTATTGCAAACCAACAGCCACGGCAAACCACTGTTCACCTGCATAGCCCGGTCTGCCGCACTCAGATACGGCTCTCCGCCGGGATGGCTGTGAACCACTGCGACCACCTCACCTTGTTCACCTGCGCGGATAAAATCATCACAACTAACAGAAAAATAGTGAGCCGGTTCCGCAGACCGGTTCTGATACGGAAGATAGTGCTCACCCTGCTGATTACGGATAATCAGGCCGCAGGATTCCCGTGGCGCATCCGCAAGGGCATGCGCCAGAATAGTATTAATCATAAATGCCTCTGGTTAACTCAGGCGGGATGTTGAAACAAAGGCACCGATCCGTGCCTGATTATTGCGAAGTTTGCAGTCCGGCAGTCGCTTACCGCACTTGTCTTTTGCCGGGTCACCCGTTGATTTCCCCCACTTATCGGCAACCGGCAGCCCGGTATAGCCACATTCAGCAGAGCGATATCTCCACGGACACACATCCGATAAAATAACCCGGCACGGCAACATTGCGCCGTCTGTCTCACTGGGAGCTGCCAGCATAAAAGACACTGTTTTATTATTCAGGCTGGTGACCTGCTCTATTACCCAGCGGCTGATGATTTCCTGTGATGGATCGGCATCCGTATTACCTTCCGCAAAGTTCTCCGCATCGAGGAACCGGGATTTCACTATCCGGCGGATAACATAACCGCCACCAGCACCGTCCAGCTGGCTGACAATGCCGGTAATCAGACCAAATAAATTAGACAACGTAATTGTCGGTCGTCCGGACGGACCTTTGCCACTGTAGGTGAATCCCTCTCCGCTGACCGGATAGGGAGCATAGGTTTGTTTCTGCCAGATAAGCGGTTTTTGCTGATTATTCATGCCGTTGTAAAACCGGTAACGTATTCCGCCGATATGAGTGAGATCGATTTCAAACAGTTCAATTTCAGGATCGGAGGAAAGCTCAATAACAGCAATCCGCATTTCAGGAGAGATGTTTTGCATAAGATTTTCCATAAAAAAAGCCGCAATTGCGGCTTATCGGAGGGATATATATATTGGAGGTGTTAATGGTGCTAATTTTACTGGATGGTTTTTACTTTATTTAATATCGTAAATTGCATCTTCATTTGAACCATCGGTATAAACTTGCTTCAGCTTTAGTTTCGTGCCGCTTATATTGTAAGTGATCACTTCATCGGCAGGGTGATTACGCCACCTACCAGTATTGTCAGGATTATTCGAAGCCCAAAGAACTCGATTACCTTCAAGCTTGCACTTAATAGCCCAATTTGAATTATCTGACGGGCGGTTGTAATGTACATAAGCTATCCCATCTGTATCTATGCTATCCAGCATTATAAGCTTATAATCACGACCAAACACCATAGCAGTTGTAGCCTTACAAATTTGACCTAACTGCGGATTGATTTCAATTTTTTCTACCTGAGATTCCTGAATAGGGTTTCTTTTTTGGAAAAACTGCACATAAACAGTGAGTCCAATAACAGCGATGAAAAAAGCATTACGCATTTTCACAATGAATCTAATCCCTTTTTTTAAAACAGACAGATACTTTATCGGCAAAATTTAATTTTACTTCATTTAAATTGATACCTATTAGCTCACGTAAATTGGAATAAATATCCGAGAGTACCGTCCCCATGCTCACGGATAAACTTATAGTTCTTCACTGTTACTATTTTCCGACCATGTATAGTAACTACCAATACGATCAGTTATAAAGAAATAACTTCACGATCATTCCAAAAAATATCTCATAACAGTAAAAAAACGCCCGTACTCTATCAATAATTACGAAAAGATTAAATACGAATACAATAGAGCAAATACAATTCAATATAATTACAAAAAGTCAGCTAATGATTCTGCTTTTTTCATAATTTCATTGTTATAATTATTTTTAGTATCATCATTTATTTTTTTGATAACGGGTGATTTGTATAAAAGGTATACATTTACTTTTTTATCCGATGATGTTGGTGTTAGCATCAGCGTCACGCTACCACCATTATCATCTTCAAATAAGGAAGAAAACTTCCCACACTGCTCATTATTAATACAATCAAAAAATGATATTGAATTTTTTTTTATGATTTCTCCATATATATTCATCAGAGTATTGCTCACCATATTTAGAAACCAATACATTTTTTAGTATATTATATTTCTCAGTGGCTTTATTTCCTCCCATATCATTATTGATATAAAAAAGAATGTCTACGACAGACAAACCATATTCTTTATCAATTCCGACGCTATACATTTCCAGCCCTTCAATTCTTTCATCTGTATTTTTTACTAAAAAATGATCAATTCCATTCTCATATCCTATTTCACTAATATATTTGATATTCTCAGGAAAATCACTCTTTGTCATTCCCCACTTCAATCCTAACGGAGCTGTTATTTCCTTCCCATTTGTTACAGACATTGAAGTAAAACTTAAACTGAACAGACAGGTAAAGAAAAAAAATATTTCTTTTCAAAATAATCTCCAGACTAATAATTATTCAAATAAGGGTTTCCTCAAATTCAGCCGTAATTTCAGATCGGATTCTGCCGGTTGAAAAAGACCATTCCCGGCACAGTACACGGATTTGTTGCGAAGCATGAGGGGGTTTCCACAAAAATGTGATGACCCCCGCATGTCTGCCAAGAAACTGCTCAACTTTTTGTGATTCCAAATTAGGTAACGATAACATGACGTTATACTTTTTCAGATCTGCATTAAATCCGTCAGATCTGCGAGCCTCATAACCATCACCGAAACGGACTACACGGGTACGCGGCTGACTCGTTACTCTCATTCCCGGCCTGATGCGCCAGCTAAAAATTTCCATAATCACCCCATAGATCCACCGGGACGGCGTTCCGTTGCCATAACCTGTTTTGTTTTCTGCTCAATCAGATTCAGGATTAACTTTGTTTCCTGTGGTCCTATCTGCCCGTTACCGCCCTCATTATTGATAGTGACGTAATTATTCTGTACAAGTGACTCCCCGCTGCCGGACAACTTTGCTATCACCCCGAGCTTTCCGTCAGCACCACGGCGAAGCGGAAAAATACCTTCCGGACCCGCTTCACCCATCAGCCCGGCTCCGCGTGCAAATGCAAACATTGTCGGAGTGTGAACTACCTGGCCACTGTAGGCACTCAGTGAAGGTGACTGATACACGCCCCCCCTGGCATTCGGAAACAATCCACCAAATCCTGCTGACCCGACTGAACCAACTGCTAACACTATCGTTCTCTTAACCATAATCGCCGTCAGCATTTTCAAAATCGAAGCCGTAAATCCACGAAAATTAGTTTCACCGGTAGTCAGAAAATCAACTATCTGTGTCGTTATTCCGTCCAGTACCGCTTTTGTGACATCACGGATTTGACTAAACGTATCCATCGCGGCATCTTTATATTCTGCCCATGCAAACTTAACACCCGCCAACCAGTCGGCTCTGTTCATATCTTCTGCCGCATAGAGTTCCTGTTGTTTTGCCAGTACTTCAGCATGTGCATCCGTTCCGCCAAATTGGTCATTAAGCGCGTTTAATTCTGTGACACGTTGAGCCTCCCGGGAAGACAGTCCGTGAGTGCTGATAATATCTCTCTGTTTTTTATTTTGCTGATCTATATGCTGTGCGGCTCTCTTCCGTATATCCGCCAACCGCTCTTCCTGCGCTATTTCATCACCTATAATGGCAAGCTTTTCTTTCTGGCTGAGAATGGCTTTTTTATTTGCCAGCAGATGCTGTTCTTCTAATGTTAATTTACGTTTCTGTTGTGCTTCCTCCGCAACCGCTATCCGGGCTTCTGTTTCCCGGAGATTTTTACGTTCTGAGCTGATGACCTCCGTAACAGATTTATACTCTTTCAGTACGCGAAGTTTCGATTCAAGCAACGTTTCTTCATTCACTATCCGCTCTTCTGACCTTATTTTTTCATCCGTTTTATTTGTCTTTTTTTTGCCCTCCCTTCGGCGTTCTCCAGTCCCTGAATATATGTAATATTGCTTTTTTAGCATCTTCATACTGTTCTTTGGTCAGTGCCCACCTATCTTTTTCTAATTGTAGAAGCTTAATTTTTCGGTTAGTTTCTCTGGTGGCATATAAACCCAAATAATGATCCTGCATTCTTAGCCGGTTAATATTTATTTGTTCATTATTTTTGTCAGCCTGAATACGGGATTTCTCAATATTTTTATTAAACTTTTCTTCTTTAAGGACGGATAGTTCATCATTCCATTGCTTCAGCCGATAATCAGGTGCCACATTACTGAGCATCCGTATCTTTTCTTCAACTGCCCTGATCTGATCTTCAAGTGTTTTTGTCCTGCCTTCCCCCAACATTGCATCCCATGTCCGTTTAGCTTCATTCCTCAATGACGTCCATGCCGATTCAAGGTGCCCGAGATTATTACTGACTTCCATAGTTCCATCATTAATTGACTGCGCATAAGCATCTACCGCCAGACGCGCCGCTGCCGTTTTGTCTCCCTGTAATTCCAGTATCCTGATCTGCTCTAATTGTGCCGCAGTCAGATGATGATTGGCTTTTTCCAGCTCAAGAGATGCCTGAAGCGGACTTTCCTGCAACCGTTTAAACTGATTTATCGTCGTTTCAACAGATTGCCCGGTCATATATTCCATCTGTGCAGCGGCTTTTGAAACACGGGTCAATTCATTATCACGGAAAAAACCGGAGCCGGTCACTTTTGCTATTGTTACCGCCATCTCATTTCGGGTTATACCGTTACCGGATAATGTCCGCGCCATCTCATTAAGCTGTGATGCGGACTTATTCGCATAATTTCCCGTCAGAATAAGCTGCTTATTAAATTGCGTAAATTCCTGCTCTGCCTGCCACGCGGCTTTACCAAGCCCGGTGACCACTGCCAGTGCGGCTGCCCATCCGCCACCGGCTAATGCTCCGCTCAGTCCGAATTGCCCGGCAAGATGACTCAGTCCATCAGCCAGAAACCGGCTGCTGTTTTTTAGTCTGCTCGTTTCTGTGCGCATCCCCCGCAACCGGCGGATATATATCTCCGCAGAAGACCCCACACCTAACTGCGCCGCCTGAAAACGCAGCATGGCGCTCTGAGACAAATTTTGTGTCGCAACCTGCTCTTTCAACCGCTGAATAAACCTGACCCGCTGCTGAGACAGTAATTCCGTTTCGCTCCGCAGCGTCTTAATCCGACCATTCGTGGCTGACAGTAAAACCAGATGGTTCTGCTGTGATAATGTGCCGGTGTCCCGCGCCTGATTCAGACGGATACGGATCTGAGCCAATTTTTCCAGACCACCACTTATCTGCTTTACCGCATCAATCTGCCGGAAAAAAGCGGCAGTTAACTCATCCTGCTGCTGCGCCTGTGATTTAGCACTGCCGGCCTGATGCTGTTTACTACTGATTTGTGCATTAATCCGCTGGTGTATCGCTTCAATTTCACGGGCAGATGCCCGCCATTTCCTGACAAAATTGTCCGCACAAAATATCTGAGACGCATCCAGCGCTTTCAGTGTAGCCTGTGTACTGTCAGCCGCCTGACGAATGGCTGATGACTGATTTTCTGCCAGCCGTCTGATGTTATCTTCCGTGTGATCTGCACTGGCGGCGACTTTTAATAATTGCCGCTCCACCCGCCCCATTTGTTCTGTAAATGACTTACTGTCTGCACTCAGATTAATCACTAAGTCAGCTATCTGTCCGGCCATAACGTATCCCTCCGGTAATTCCTTCCCCTGCCGCCATTAACAGCGAATCATCTGTTTCACTGCCGGATATGTTTCTTTGCAATAAACTAAAATCTTTCAGTGAGATATCTGTGGCTCCTGCCACCAGCGATACGACTGTGTGACTGAGTGCGGCAAATTCCAGATCCAGCAACTGAGCTGAAAATGGCATCACGCCAAAATAGCGATACCAGTCTCCCAACTCAGTTGCTGTCATTTCTGCCAGCATCCTGCGCCAGTCTGCCCGTTTAAATTCATGAGCGAGGCGCAGGATGAACTGACGCTCACGGGCAATTACTTTTCTGCCGGTTCCGGTACATTGTTTTGCTCTGTACTATCATCTTCCGTAGTACCAAGCTGCATATCACTGAGTATCAGCACCTCTTTCGCCGCCAGCTCCAGTGCGCCCGGCGGCCAGGTATTTAATACGCAATCCTGCAATTCTTTTGCTGTTCCCCCGTCAGAGGATAAATTCAGCAAAGAACGCGACACCAAAAATGCATTCGACTCAATATTCATCCGTACATAAAGTGCAGTACGTTTCAGATTTTGCTCTGTATTTTCATTTTGCTCAGTCAATTCAGTCTGACGGACAAGGTGATCGAAATATTCCACCCGCTGCAATGCAGTCAGCTCACTCAACATAATCGACTGTTTATTACAGGTAAATTCCGTTTGCTTTAAAAACATAGTGTTACTCCTGTTTGTTATTCGCTGGCAGCTGACTTCAGTAGTGTTTCAGCCAGTACGGGACGACCTGAGTTGGTAATTTTGATGGTACGGGTGATCACTTCTTTTGCCGGAACGGTTTTCCCCTGGCTGCTGACCCAGCCTTTAAACACATCAACGGTGCCATTCGGATAGCGGATTTTGTAATGACGGATGTCACCGGTATCAAACCAGGCAACCAGATCCTGCTGTCCTGATTCTCCCGGTTTCCATGCCAGTGTGACATTTGCCTCTCCGGCTGATTTTTCCCCCTGAGCCGTTGATTTCCAGTCGGCATCCTCATCATCCAGATAAGTATCGTCATAACTTTCAGCACTGATTTCCCCCGGCTGAAGTTCTTTTACTTTCGCCAGGCGTGTCCAGCCTCATCTGCCAGCGGATTTTTTGCCTGCGCATCATTACCGGTATGCAGCCATAATGTCGTGCCTGCGCCTTTAACCGGAGATTGTGTTAATGTCATATAACGTCCTTATTATGTTGATTAAATTGAATACGTGATCCGATATGTCAGATCAGCCGAACCCCAGAGAGACATTTCCTCATCCCGCTGATAGTCATAGCCCAAAGGCGATATACTCACAGACAGCGCAGAAAGCGCGGGGACTGATAACATTGCCGGACGGATAACGTCCTCCGCCCTGGCATCCAGCGCCGAGTCCGGATGAGCCGCTTTGAGAAATATTTCGATATGCAGTACCGCCTCCCACTGATCCTCATCAAGAAGGTCACCACAGGGAACGGCATTAGTGAGATACACCGCCATTGCCGGTAAATCATCTTCACTGAGGAAAACCGGACGGCCGTCATGAATAGTCACATCACCTGCATACTGTTTAACTACCCCGATTACTGCTGCGCGAATAGCGGTATGCCTGCGCATCACACCCTCCTTTTGATGTACAGCCGGAGCTGATTTTTCAGTGCCCAGACCAGCTCCTTTGGCATATCAGACTGAAGTAATGTCTCCGTCTCTGCGGTAAATGCCCGTGTCAGCGGTGTGACCAGCGGGATTTTCACCACTTCAAGCGGATAACGTCCGTGACCTGTCCGCTGCAAAACATGCCAGCGCCCGTTGGATAACTGCTGAATAAACGCATCCTTAAAGGTAAAGCGACCAATTTTCAGGACACTGCCACGCCCTTTCCGGCTATGCCGTTTGCGGGATAACTGAACCTTCGCGCTGCCGACAGAAATCGCCGGTAAATTGCCCCGGTTTATCAACAGCCGGGCGCTGGGAATGGATTGTTTACTGGCTGCACGGCGCAGGCGGACACGCTGACGGATAAGTTTTTGCTGTAACCGTGTTTCACCTGCCACGCGTTTAATACTGCGGCTGACCACTCTTGCCGCAACGCGGTTTACGGCTTGGGCGGTCGCGACAGGAACGACAGTGAAACTAATGGAATTGAGATTATTTATTGCCTGACGAATACCCTCCATATTATTCACTCTCAATAAAAATATGCGGCTTACCATTGCAACGCAGGATACGCGTGACAATAAATGTATCTCCGTTAACCATTACACTGTCATTACGGCGCGGAGTGATGCTACGGGTAAAAATGACATAGCTGATCCCGTCACCACTTACGGGTCCCATTTCCGATAAAAAATGAAACTCAACAGCACGAACCGGCAGTCCGTTAAGATGGATGGTGACGCCCATTCGCTGTTCTGTCAGTGCATCCATTCGGTTAAGCAATGATTCAAACTTACCCATCCGACGATGTTCCCGGGAGGAACATATTGATTTTAACTGCCGCATCCGGATCGCCATCAGCAGCATCTGCCCAGACAACGCCGATGACCGCACCGCCGGTATCAGTCAAAACGCCGTCTTTAACCATAGCCGCAGACCCGGCTTTCAATGCCAGTCCCCCTTTTTTAGGAAACCGGAAAACGCCCTCGGCAAAGCCATCACCTGTCCTGCCCGCCGGAATATCGGCAATAACCACTGCCGCCAGAGTGCCGACCATCGCCACCGACCCGCTTTTCAATACCTCTTTTCCGCTGTTACTGATTTCAATCGTTCTACCTGCCTGCTGATAATTTTTCGCCATAGAATTTCCTTTTTCTGACTTATTTACCTGATTTTCAGGCATAAAAAAACCCGCAGCGGTTAACTGCGGGTTTCTGTGTATAGCTTTAGTTGTTACTAATGTAGTCTGATATTTAAACTACAAAATCATCTCAACTATCAAAAAATGACTCGGCACCAATGAGCGGGATTATCCGGGCAAGTACATCATCAAATACCCCTTCTTCCGCTTCAGTTTCAAATTTAACCTTACGGTCTTTCCAAGATAATGTCTGAATCAGACTGGCGGCAACAATACAGGGCGTATCAAGATTATTTACCGGAACTTCTGTGATACTGCCTCTGATACTGGTGCTGATTGGACAACAAATAACCAACCCTGTTTTTTTACAGTACTCCTCACCGGAAAGTACCAGTGCAGGTCTGTATTTGCCGATTTCTTTTCCCTTCGTGGGTTCAAAATCAAGCCAGATAATATCGTTTCTTCGGGGAATATAATCCTTGCTCATTCACCAATTTCCGTTCCGCTGACCTGAGCTAATTCATCTGCATGTGAATTAAACTCTGTCATATTTTTAACGAGATAATCTTCTGTAAAAACAAATTTTTTCTTTACAGGGGATAAAACCAGGTTTCCGTTTTCAACGTACATATCCAATTTGTGTCCCGCCTCTATACCAAGTTGCTTAAGGATCGATGTTGGGATAATCACACCCTGACTATTGCCCCATTTTTTAATGGCTATACTCATTCAACACCCCCTTATGACGCCACAATGTATAAACATTGTATAACCACATTCCAATGAGTGCAACAATATCCGGTGAAAAATCATCCAACTGACAATGTCTGTTTAATAGAGCCATAAGCATTTAAAATATACAGACATAAAACATCGGTATAAAACCAATTTAAATAATATAATTCATATATTATTATTTTTTACTACTACGCTCTTTATTAGCCTGAGATAATGCAGATGCTGCAAATGATTTAGTTATATCATCATACATAACACTCTTTAAAACTTGGGATGCCAGCGTTTCCATATCAGCACCTGTCTGCTTTGGTGTATTTGACTGCGATAGCACTGAGGCTGCTAACCTTTTAATAAGCGGCGTGGAATTTTTATCCTTGAGTATCCTTGCAGCCTGAGAAGCTAATGATTTGGATGTTTGTTTTTTATTGAAAGACATATTTAACTCCTGTAAATGAAATCTAAATCACAGAGTATTTTATTTATATATTACGTTCAATGAATATACTAATTGTATATAATAAAAAAAATCACAAGCAAAAAAAACACATTGTTTGTTTAATAAAATAATTACCAAGGAATAATTACATCTTAAATAACCAACTCATTTTTGTCGATCAGATGCAAAAGCCGGAGTGCTGCCCCGTGTGGTTTAATTTCACCCCGTTCCCACTTAGATACACTCTCTTTCGTCATATTGAGAATAAGTGCCAGAGATGCCTGGGAAATATTATGCTCTGCACGAATACAACGAATATCATTTCCCGTCATAGGTGCCGGCTTACGATAGTGTTCCTGTAGTTCACGGGCTTTAATCCGTGCCTCGATACGGCGTACTGATTCACCGTCAGTCACACCCGCAGCTTTCATTTCTTTGAAAAACTCAAAAATATCATTCATTTTACGGGTCATTTTAACCTCCACTAATAAAGCGGGCTTGAGTAATTTGCCTGCTATTCTTTTACCTGGTTTTATAAAAAGAGGACCATTATTAATTAATATTTAAATTAATACGTAATATTATAATTAACCTTGTTACTAAACCATATTCTCTCTATGCATAGATTCCTATAAAACAATACCTTAATCAGATATCAGTATTATTTTTTAAATGAACAACTAATTTCATTTTCTAACAATGACTTATTGAGATTATTAGCGTCTCTTTACTGAAAACATTTAGTGATGCAGGTCTAATCTTTTTATAACCTCTGGAATCTGGCATTTATTTTTTTAAATTTGTGCCATAGAATCCCTGTCAGCCATAAGCAACTAACGATAGTTTTATTGTGGTTAGCGGGCTGGAAGTTATGAGTCCCTTGCAGTCCGCGTTTTTATAAGCTCTATTGTTTAATTAATTATAAAATTATTTACCTTCTATAAGTAGTACTGCATCAAATCATAACCAGTTAAAGATAGTTTCATTGTGCATTGTAGTTAGCGGTCTGGAAGTTATTCGTTACTTCCAGACCGCGTTTTTATAAATCCTGTCATTTATGTAATCATAAAATTATTTACCTTCTGTAAATAGTGCTGCATTAAACCATAACCAACTCATGATAGTTAGGTTGTGGCACAGACTGAAAGTCCTGAGTCCCTTCTATAGTCAACTTACAATTAATTATGTTGTGATTAACTGGTTAGAAGTCTTGATTCCCTTTCGATAACCAGCTCACGATTAATTGTATTGTGGTTAGCTGACCAGAAGCGTTGAGTTCCTTTCAGCCCGCGATGATGTAAACTCTGTTATTTAAAATAAAATAATTCCAATCCTATAAATACACCACGCTAAGATATAGCCGGCTCATTAATATCCTGTTGATATTTTTCATACAGCATGTCCATCTTTTGCCACAATACAAAACTGAGTATCTCCTTTGGCTGCTGAGAATCAAGGGTGACAATGGCATAAATCAAAGCGCGGCACTGGTCAATTAATTCATCCAGTTCAGGAGGTGTGTTGTCATACATAATTCACCTCCTGAACTATTAATTTGTTCATTCCGGACAATATATTAACAAGGCGTATATATAGTGGATTACTATTAATAAAATGACATATTGATACTAATTTTTTATCTAAACCACTAATTGCTGCCAATTCCCTTTCCAGCCAGTGTGTTAGTGTGATTTTTGGTAAGCAATCGCAGGATGATTTTTGCGATTGAGATCTAATATTGCAGTAACTTTTTGTTCTTCCGTGTTTATTTTTGAAAATTTGTACAATAGAATCCCTGTTAGCCATGGCCAACTCCTCGATAGTTCGTTGTGGTTAGCGGGCGGTTAGTGTCTCACCACTTTCCGTCCGCGCTTATATAAATCTACTATTTATTTCATCTTAAATTATTTTATTTTCCTGTAATGTTTTGTCTTTCATTCAATCTCTCTGTATATAACCACAGTGACTTGAACAAGCCAGTTAACTCTATTATTTTTTAGCGGCAGATCACAGAATAAATATTGGCAATAAAAAACCCTCTTTATTTAAATGACAAAAATAATAAAACCGCCTAGCCTTACTTCTCTGCAAGAAAATGAAACAAATTATATTTATTATTTTTTCATATAACTTACCATTAATACATTGAGGAAAATGATGCTAACAACGACGAACCAAATAATTGCAATAAGCGACATAATGTCGCATACTGAGCCTGTAGCAGTACCTGACTCAGGCAACAGTATAGACGTAAGCCCATATCACGGGTCTGCGTGTAAAAGGAGTATGAATATGGCTATTTCAGTCAGATTAGACGACGACTTCGTCGCCGATGCAAAGGTTCACGCAGAAGCAAAAAGCAGAAGTGTGCCAAAACAGATTGAGCACTGGGCAAAAATCGGTCGGATTGCCGAAGATAACCCTGATCTACCTTACCGCTTTATAGAAGAATTATTATTGGCGCAGGCCGAAGTTGAAAATAACAAGGTTTCCCGTTATGTCCGCAGAACAAAACGAGATTGATGTCTATCAGTCTGCAAAATTTGAAAAAACCTGTAAAAAACTACCAGAAAAAGATCTGAAGGTGGTTGAAGATGAAATTGATAAAATTATTGATAATCCCTTAATCGGGGAACTGAAAAAAGGCGATCTTGCTTATCTCCATGTTCACAAATTCAGGTTAAATGAACTAACTGTTTTATTAGGTTATTCGTGGATATCATCAAAGCTGGAACTGTATCTTCTCAATATTGGCTCACATGAAAATTTCTATGAAAAGCAGAAAAAATCATCTAAAGCTGATTTAAAACTAATTAATTCATAACACAATGTTTTGTGTACAAAAATATATTCATCTATATAGTTAGAAATATTAATAGCGAATATAATCATTTCAGCCTGGTGTGAATGTCATATTGTTTTTATATAGGCTGAACTGTCAGCCTATATAATTATAATATCATAATATGAATGATGAACTATTTAATTGATGGACTAATAATTCAATGCGCTATGTTATATCGGATAATGACGTTGATTTTGATGTGCTAAAAATACCGTCAAAAAATATTGCTCATACCCAACTTTTCCTTGAAGAAGGTGTTGAGGATTTTTTCCTGCCCGGCTACATCACTCCTCATTGCTATCGCCTTGTGAAAGCACTGAAACGAGACCCCTCAGTGTCAGGATAGTTGTCACCCCCTCTGAAAAATAAACCTGAGGGCGCGGAGTGACACATGAAACGTATTTCACCTGAACGAAAAGCCGCCATACTGGCTAAATTATTACCGCCGTACAAC